ACCGCTGCTTGGCGGTCCAGCCGGTTTCGGCCATCGCGCCGACGGGGACGGTTTCGACCTGGCCGCCTCGGGCGATGAATGCCTCGAAGTCCTCGGCAATGCGCTGGGACTGGAGGGAAAGGCTGGGGTCGTTGGTCAGAATCATGGCTTGGCCTCGATGCGGATCTGGAGCCCGAACTCGCCGCGCTTGGCCTTCGCCTGGGCGTAGCGCCACTCGATCCGGGGGTCGTTGTCGGGGACACCCAGCTTGTCGGCCACGCCGTCGCGGGCCGCCTTGAGGGCGCTGTTGAGGTTGTCGGTGTCGAGCGTTCCCGGGCTGTACCGGGTCATGGTCACGATGCAGGGCAGCGGGTGCGGCTTGACCAGCGTCCGGGCCGTCTGCCGGTGCAACTTCACGCGGCTGGCCTTCTTCGCCCAGTGGTCGCGGCTGTTGGCCTCGCTGATGGTCTTGATGGGGAGCATCACGACGGCCGTCATGTGACCCGCCCCAGCAGCTTCACCACCACCGCGTGCAGCTGCGCCTCGGTGCCGTAGGTGTCGCGGAACTTGCGGGCGTGCTGGGCCAGGCCGGGGCCGTAGATGGCCGCGTCGAGGTCGAGTTTCTGGAGGGCGGTCCAGCCGGACGGCGGCGCTACCTCGGTCCAGCTACTCCGGTGGTGCCAGCCACATAGGGGCAGCTCCTTGTCCCCACCCAGGCGCTTCTGGCCAGCGAGGCCGCCGGTGGTCATGTGGTGGATCTCGGTGCGCAGGCCGGTGGTCTTGAAGCCAAGCGTGGCGGCCATCGCGCAGCACAGGCACCCGAGGGCGCGGACGGTTTCGCGGTCGTGGGTCATGCGGCGGCCCTCGCAAAAACCACCCGCGCATGCGCCATCAGCGCCTTGGCGGTGGATTCGTCGGTGCCGGCATAGGCCGCAATCTCGGCCGCGTTGCATCCGGCCAGGACGAAGGTCAGCACGTCGGCGTCGGTTAGGGGGCGGGTCATGCTTGCGGCTCCACGACTTCGCCCCACTCGTTCCGGCCCAGCTCGCGGAACTGGCGGCGCATTCCGGCCAAGGCCTCGTCCTCGCGCTCACGGCCACATCGCGGCCCCATCAGGGCAGAACCAGCGGCAGGCTTCGGGCGGTCCTTGAGGTGATCCCAGAACTTGGCCGGCGCGGGCCAGCGGGTGCATGTGGCGGCGATGCCGGCGAAGGCGGCGCGCATCCGCTTGTCGTCGGCCTGTTCGTGCCAGGACACGCGGCGGTCGTCCCAGAGCAGCCGGACCCAGAGCTTGGCGGTCTTACCAACCTGGTCAGCGGCCGGGCAGCCGTCGAGGTTCAGCAGATACAGGCTCGCCAAGCACTGCTCGATCACCGTCTGGAACCACGGGGCGGGCGAAGTCTGCGATGAGGTCATGGGCGTTCACTCCGAGGATGCTGGCCACGCCTTGGGCTTGGCGGGACGGTTGGGCGGGGAAGGAGGTTCGTGGCTGGCCGGCGGCGTCAGGCGCTGCGGTGGTGGCCAGCTCGCGGCGGGCGATCTTGATGGCGTAGGCGGCGGCCTTGCCCTTGGCTTCGGGCAGGGCGGCGCATTGCTGCAGGTGGTCAACGGTCCCGCCGGCCTGGACGTAGGCCACCAGGTCGGGATTCAGGCTCGTGCACTGGAATCCGGCCTGGGTCAGCGCGATGGCGAAGCGGGCCACGGGATTGGGCGTGGTGTCGGGCACGCCATCGTGACCCTCGAACGCCCCGACTCGATCACCCGACCCTGCCGCCGAAGGCGGGGAGTGTCCTGATGCCTCGTTCTTGCTGGTGGCGTGTGGCGTGTGGAGAGCTTCACCAGAGTGGGTTGGCCACTGGGTAGCCCCGTGGGTAACCCGCTGGGTTTCTTCTGGGTTCGGTTCGGCTTTCGGTTTGCGTCCGCCCTTCGCGCCGTTTGCCTTGGCGGCGGCGATGCGCTTCTGGGCCTTCTCGATCTCGGCGTCGGCCCGATCGTTGTGCCGCAAGCCGTCAGAGGCCACGGGGAAGAAGCGGTCAGCGACCTTGCGCACGGCGGCCTTGTCGGCGGCGCTGATGGCGCTCACGGTGACGTACAGCTCGCCCAGGTCGGCCGGCAGGGCTTCTTCCTCACCGTAGTAGGCCATCAGCAGGCGCAGGTAGGCGCCGTGCTCCAGCAGCGTCAGGCGCTGCGTGGCCTTGAGGTAGTCGCCGGGGTACAGCTCGAAGTAGTTCACCCCTCCCGCCCCTCGTCCACGCTCGTCAGCGAGCCCACACGGCGGCCGGTGCGGGTCTTGCGGGCGGCCCATGCGTCGAAGGCCATCACCGCGAAGGCGACGGCGGCGCCCACAAGGCCCGCGGCGAGGGCTTGCCAGCCGGCGCTCATGCCGCACCTCGCAGGCGCCACTTGTGTTCCGGCATCCCCCACGGGCCCGGCGAGGCGTCCCAGAGCTTCACCAGGTAGCCGTCGCGGGTCAGCGTGGACATCGAGCGCCGGATGCTCGTGATCGGGCACTCATAGCCGCTGGCGCCCAGCTGCGCGTGCACAGCGCTGGGGGTCATGGGCTCCGGCGAGAGGCGGAACAGGGCCAGCACGCGCTCATCCTGGCCACTGGCGCGGCGCAGGGCGTCCACGTACTGGTCGGGCGACAGGCGGGTGGTCTGGAAGCCAAGCGTGGCGGCCATCGCGCAGCACAGGCACCCGAGGGCGCGGATCGGTTCATGGCTATTGGTCATGCCGAACCCCTTCCCAGCCAGTCGCGCCACCACAGCAGCGCACAGTGGGCGCACAGCTTGAAGCGGCGGGCCAGGGTCAGGAACTCGCTGGACGCGCTGCCGGCGCACTCGTCGCACTTTCCGGTGATGCGGTTCATGCCGAGAACAGGCTAGCTTGCGACAGCGCCGCCTCCAAATTACGACCTGCCTGCTGGAAATAGCTGGCCTTCAACTCCACGCCGACAAACCTTCGGCCCATTTCAAGCGCGACGTACCCTTCGCTGCCAATCCCCATGAACGGAGAAAGCACCACGTCGCCGGGATTCGTCCACAGGTCAATGCCGCGCCGGATTACTTCGAGCTGCAGAGGGCAGATATGGCGCTCATCGTCGTGCTCGCGTGCGCTCCTGAATTGCAGAGTATCGGAGGGGTTAATGTCCATCCATATCGGTGAAGCCGCCCTCTGCCACTTGTCCACGGGGTAGTCCTGGCCATGCTTCACCCTGTCCTCGGGCAGACCTTCGCCCGGGCTTCGCATCGTCACCAAATAGTCGGGAATGCCCTGCCGGCTCATTGCGGCATTGCCGCGCACGGTCTTGTGCAGCAGGCCAAGCGCCTTCGTCCGCTGCATCGCAGTCACGGGGTCTTTCCAAATGCAGACCTCGGAGTGGTAGATGAAGCCTTCGGCCTGAAAGGCCCTAATCAGATCCCCGCGAAAGTCCCGAAGACCGATGTAGCCGTCCCTTTCCTTGCTGGTCGGCATCAACATGCAATGGAAAGACACATTGCGGCAGGGCTTCATGACCCTCAATAGTTCGCGCACAAGATGCTTGAAGTGGGCGAAGAATTCTTCATCGCTCCGGCAGTTACCCATGTCTCGGGGACTGTTGGAGTAGGTGTAAAGGCTAGCGAACGGGGGCGAGAAAATGGAGTAGTCCACGCTCCGCGCCGGGAGCTGCGAGACTACTTCAACGCAGTCCCCGTGATATGCCGCGTAGCCGTTGCCGATTGCTTGATCGAGTACCTTCATGCCGCTTCCTCCTCAGAAACTAGCCAAGCCGGAATTTGTGCCGTCCGTGCAGGGCTATATGGGTTGGATTGCCTGACGTTGCCGGTCACTTCTTCCATGACCGCATCGCGTGTTTCGGAGCTTAGCGCCTCGGCCATAGCGAGCGCATCTTTTTCCTTGCGTTGCAGGTTTGCCACTACCGCGCCCTCCAAGTCGGAGGAAAAAATGTGCACCTGGACCTCGCGCTTCTGGCCGAACCGCCAGCATCGGCGGACAGCCTGATAGTAGGCCTCCCAGCTATCCGTGACCCCGACAAAGGCCATGCGGGCACAGTGCTGCCAGTTCAGGCCAAAGCCGGCGATGCTCGGTTTGGTGACAAGGACGCGAATCTTGCCATGCGCGAAGTCGGTAAGCCGCTGCTCTTTCACGTCCGGATCGTCGGAGCCGCGAATCTCAACGGCATCTGGAATCGCCTCGCGAAGCGCGTCCCCTTCCGCGTTCAGGTCGCACCAGACAATCCAAGGCTGATCGTCTGCGTTCACCATTTCGGCGCACTCGGCAACCCGGCCTTCAATCGAATTGCGGCGGGCAGAACGGCGCTCGCTCAGGGTGTTGGCCTCCAGGGCAAATAGCATCCCGGTTTCAGCCGGGTCATAGCCTTCGCTCTTGGTGACGTGCTGATTCACCACCAGCGGCGGGAGGTTGTAGCGGCTGCCGTCAAAGCCAAGATCGTCCGGCTTGCGGACAAGCGCCGCCCAGGATGCCACCCAACGCCAGAACTGCTGCCGTGCGTGCCCCTTGATTCGCCAGCTTTGCGTGTCCCCGCCGTCGTGCACGAAGAACTCAGAGAGCATTTCGGTCTGCGTGCAGACGCCCAGGAACTGCGCATGGGTTCCCAGTTCGACCCAATCGTTAGGGGCTGGGGTTGCCGTGGCGCACAGCTTGAACGGCGTCTGTTCAAACGTCTCAAGCAGGGTTTTCAGCGTCTTGCTGGTGTGATGCTTGATAACGCTGGACTCGTCCAGCACAACGGCGCCGAACCGTGAACAGTCGAAACGGTGCAGCCTGTCATAGTTCGTGATTGTGATCCCGGGTTCTACTTCGGCCCCGTCCCGGCATTGTTTGACCCTCACCCCGATGCGCTCGCCTTCCTCAACGGTCTGCGCTGCCACCGCAAGCGGGGCCAAGATCAGAACGTCATGGCCCGTGTCGCGGCGGACACAATCGGCCCATGCAAGCTGCATCCGGCTCTTACCAAGCCCCGTGTCCGCAAAGATGGCGGCCCGACCTCGACGCAATGCCCATCGCACCATCGCGTCTTGGAAGTCAAAAAGTCCAGTCGGAAGCATGATGCTTGCCACGTCAGCAAGACCTGTTGGTGGAACGCGGCTCAGCTTGGCAGCAACAAATGACTGGTAGTCGATCACTTCGCCACCGCCTTCTGCCGCGCCTGATCTTCCTTGCGGAACTTGGGCTCACCCATTGCGACCATAGCGCAAATGCACTCAGCCGAAATCTCGACCCAATCGGCCTCCGATTCGCCTTCAATCTGGCGCTGAACCTGCTTTTCTTTCTTCTTCATCCTGATAGCTCCGGGTATAACAAGGTCATAGAGCCTTTGGGACAGGCCCTAGGCTTTCTTGCGCAGATGTCTTGTTCCCTTCCACCGCTACTGACAGGATCGGATGCGCCTTCCT